TTCTTAAATGACATTCAACAAGCCGCTGCTGGATTAAACAGCGCAACCCATTCAGCAAATAGATTATTCAATAAAGTTGATGGCATGACTGAAAAGATTGCCAAAGATACCAACGATACAATTAATAAAATTTCCGATCATATTTTAGAACAAGTAGATAGTGTCGTCAAAAACGTTAAAGATTTCTCCCCAAAAGCTTTAGGTTTCATTGACCGTCTTAAAGAACATAATATTATCATAGTCATGCATTTTATTAAATTGTTTTCCAAGAATAGTTTTACTGATTGGTGCCTTAGTTTAGGTACTATTTTATCCATGTTAGGTGTAAATCAAATGATTCAGGATAAAATTTTCAATATATTTAAAGCACCCACCCTTAGATTCGAAGGTAAAGAAACCACCACTAAATTGCTAGCCTTAGGATCCATTATGTTAGGAAAATACAGTCCCACTAAGTTAGTGACAGATATCCCTGCCTTCCAAATTATGCGAGAAGCTAAAGCCATCGAAGATTTGTACCACCTTGTAGAAGATATTGCAAAAGAGTACGGTATCATAGATTCCCCTGAAGCTGAAATTGCCCGTATGATCAAAGAAGATTTGTCCATTTGTATTAAAACTAGCATAGAGCACACCACCCGTATTCAATCCACCCCATCCGCATATTTATACCCCCATTATATTAGATTGTTCAGGATGGATTATGACGCATTCACAGACCTTAGAGATAATATTTTGAAAACTAGTAAAAATGATCCTTCCGTCCAAGCAGAGTTAGGTAGATTGCATATTATTTACGAAAAATTGCATAAAGAAGTCATCAACATCAGTAGAGGAGATATTATTAGACAAGAACCCTTTGCTGCAGTCTTCGTAGGTAAACCAGGACTAGGAAAAACCCAAGTTTCCAGTTATTTAACCAAACACGGTTTGGCTAAATGGTGGCGCGCCAATAAACATCGAGACCCCGCCTTTGAACACCATCTCAACTTTTCAGAATGGTCTGCGTGGTCCGAGAGTGTCAATAATGACAATAAATTCGCAGATGGTTATGTAGGTCAAGAAATGCATACCATAGACGATCTTTTCCAATCAGGATTAGAAGGAGATCATATTAGATTAATTAATTATGTTTCCATGCAAAAATATATCCTCAATTGTGCGTCCCTTGAAGCAAAAGGTACCCCCTACACCGCAAAAGTATTATTGGCCTCGTCCAATGAACTCCCCCAACATTCAAAAACTATTAAGAGTATAGAAGCCCTTCATAGACGAATGGCTGTTGTAGAATGCACAGGTACTAAACTTCCTAAAGGGTCCCCATTTGACTCCAATTTTAAGCATATTTCCTTTAATGTATATCCCGATATGACAGCGTATTTTGCAAAACGTGATATGAAAGTTATGACTATGGAAGAACTCACAGAATTTGTTGCCCTTGGTATTAGAGATAAATATAATTATTGGGACTCGATTATTAAACAAAATCTTTCAGAAGAAATTAGTGTCCATGAAAATTTGCATATTAAGAACTCAGAAGAATTAGATTCATATAGACGAAAATTCAT